AGTCTTTGTTAGCAAGCCTCCGAACTTGCAACGTTAAATTATTCATGCTTTCAATATTATATAATCTTAAGATTTCTGTATTAGATAATGCCGGATATTTATCCTTAGTTTCTAACATTTTACTTATAAGTGTTTCGATTACCATGTTAAATCCAATGTAAAGTAGTATTTATATGTTTCTGATTTGCCAACCATACAGCACGAACCAGTCCCTCAACTACGTGAGAATAAGTTCCAAAGATTCTTATCTTAGTTGGTTGCCCTTGTTTCATCACATACTCATATTGAATAGACTTAAGGCTCTCTAATACGCTTGAATCTCGAAGTAACCGAATAACCCCCCTTTGCATAAGGGCCAGGAGGTTTTGGTACATATCCTCTTTCAAAAGAGTTGTTTTACGCTCTCCTCTGCTGTCAAGGTCTCGGTGAAGGTTGTTAATCGCTACAACCTTCCTTTTCACGACACTTCTAAGCAACCAGTCCAATATCCCCACTCCAAGTGAGCCTGAACCTGCGTCTATGCCTATTTTCTTGAAATTGTAACGCTCATCCATTGCAATAATCTTATCGTGGGTTGCAGTGGTTAGCTGTTTGCTAGTTATCTGATTCTCTACGTGCATTAACTCCCCTGCTTCGCTTGTGGAAATTACTTCATAAGTCCCCTCGTCTTCTCCCATTCTGGCTATATCACATCCTAAAAAGTATGTTTTACGGGGATTTAAATTATCTGGTTTCTTTAAGATACAACATTTTCTTATTACTTCATCATTAAAAAATCGGAATAGATCTTCTATGAACTCACCCATATACTCTTGTCCAAATTCTTTAGCACTCATTCGACTTTTAGCCTGTTCTATCTTAACTAAGGCCCGTTCTCTGATCTTCTCCGTCCAAAAGTCAGTTATTGGCCTATTTCTCATAACTTCCTCACTATTCACACTAAATCGAGTAAATGAATCATAATTACCATCCTTATCAATCCATGTTCTCCAAAACTCCCCTTGTGCCCCGAAAGGCGTGGAAAGCTTGATTCTCGCCCCGCCAGTGGTTAAAAGCATGGGGGCAATTGCCGATTCTATCTCCTCAGAGACCCGAGAGTTCTCATCTTCGTAGCTTCTCCCAATAGTTAGCCCCCTAATTCCCAACCCACTCTGTCCGGTAGGCAAACAATAAATTACCATTCCATTCTTGAGTTGTATTTTAGATTTCGTGGGCCTTTTCAATCCAGTAATATAAACCGACTTTGGATAATTATTCAATAAATATGCTAGTGTTTTGTCAAAAAGATTAAATGCTTGTCTCTCCGTCGGTGCTGTCATTAGCACGGGGTAAGGGTTATCGGGATTCTGGACGTACTCGCCGCAGTCATAGGCACATATCTCAGTTTTACCCACTTGACGGCCACAGCATAAGATTTTATCCCCCTTGGTCTCTATAAACTTCTTCTGCCAGTCGTCCAACACTAGCGTGGTTATGGGTGTCATGAGTTATGTAAATAACGAAAGTTTATAATATTTTTGAAAGGATTGTAGTGTGGCGGTTGCTTACGCAACTCCTCGTTAGTATACCCAATAACTCTCGCTCCTTTATAACCCACAGCCACACAGAGCCACTCTAACAACACTTCGCTTCTTACGAAGCTCATTGCCCCAGGGGGCAGGGGGGGTGGGCAGGGGGCAAGGGCAGGGTGGCCTGTGGGCCACCGAACTCCTCTAGGAGTTCCCCGCTCTAGAGAGCGGGCTGTCCCCTTGCCCGGGCACTATAAAAAAGGCAAAAGGCACTCTGAGAATATGTGATTAGAAGTAAGCGACAAGTGGAAACGCTATGCGTTTCCAAAGGGAGCGAACTATTTAAGGCTATTTGTTAGAAAGGGTGTATTTTGCCTTTTTACGCGTCTAATATGGATCTTCTACTATCTGCCCTTATTTCCTTCTCCCTATTACACTTGATTTGGTGACAGGGTTTGCAAAGGACTTGTAAGTTGCTTAGATCACAGTAGAGTCTATCAATGTATTCATTCCAGTCTTTAATTGGACGCTCTAAAGGGACCACAGGCTCAATATGGTCTACTTGTACATCACGCATAGGAAAAGCAAGCCCACATTTGGAGCAGTAACACATAGCCCCCCCACGCGGTCCTTTTTCTGTTAATGAGACGGCTTGGGATAAACACGTTTTCTTTAGTGGATAGGCTCGAAAGGCTTGCCTTATGCCGTTTGTAATAGCGGTTGTTTGGTTGTAGGCCATATTAACACCTCCTGCTTGTCTTTGACTGCGTACTTGCGGGCTTGGATCTTCTCTTTGTATCTGTCCATCTTGTTTTTACGTTTCTTTATCATCTTCTTTTGTTGCTTTACTGCCTTAAGGCAGTTCGGGGTTTACACCCCTCACTTTAATTATCTTGTTTCTAATATTGAGTGTGAATTAAATCGATTATGAGTATATATATTTAGGTTGAAAACAGTTAATTAAAAGGTGGCTAGGAAGCCCACACCTGATAATGATGTCTCTTTTCTTTATATAATTTGTGTGGTCCCGCAGTTATCCGAAGGCAGTAAACGGTGTTTGGGACCCCCTATTGAATATATTATCCGCACAGGGGTCACATACATAATGCCCGTCCCTTTTGATATAAACCTGTTCGTCACTACCGCAGTAGATACAAACCTTCTTCCTAGGTCGATATTTAGAGTTAAGTTTACAAACTCCACAAACTCGTTCATACTTTGTCTTTTTATCGAATTGTATTCCACATTTAATGCATATTGCCATGATTATGAATGGAGAGAGCAGATTTTAACGGACTACAATAGCCAACTGCCTACTCTCTCGTTCCAAGTCTTTCCTTGGTGTCATTAACCTCGAACCGGTGGTTACCTTTTGTACTTTGTCATCTTGAACTCTCTCCATTGATGGTCGTCAATCCTACTAACCAACTCATCCGAAGAGGTTGGGATTCGTCAGACCAAAGCGAGGGGCAGGATTCGAACCTGCTTATATGCCTAAATTTATGACAATTAGTTCAATCCCTCGCGTATATTTACTTCTTACTTAACTGCTTCGCCTTGTCAACTGCGTCGAATAGTACTTGTCTTGAATCATTGAAAGTAATGCTTGTCCTTAGATACGGAATTTCAAGCAATATATTCCCTCGAGAATAGACACTAACCCTTCTGTTTCCATCATCAAAGACTATTGGGAAATTCTGCTTCGGTTTGAAGTACACATTACCATCCTCACAAGGGTGAGAACTTTCTCCAACCCGCCATGAACGAGCATAGACATCTTGAGTTATCTCGTCAAAGTTCTCTTTCATTAATTCTCTTATTTCTTCTTTTTTCATTTTGTTTTTCTCCTTTGTATTTGTTTGGGGGGCAATAATAATTTAAAATAATAAATGTATTTATACGGATTATTCTTGGCTACCTGGGTTCATCTTTTCTAAGCTTACCTTATTCATAGCTATTTGCTCGTCTCTTGTAGCTACGTTCTTAGTTAAGTCAATCTTAGTGCTGTAATCAGCTGGCATGAGTCCTAATGCCATTAGGGCGTCTATTTGAGCCTGTAAGTGGTGAGCCGTATCGAAATACAACTTAATCCCATCTGCTTCCTCCCCATAAGTTCGGCTGTTTGGGCTGTCCTGTTTAAGGATGAACTCCTCAGCTAGTTGTTTTTTAATAGTATGTCCATCAAAGGATTGTTCTACCTTTGCCTTACCCGTGCAATTCACCACTTCAATAGCAGGGCTATTGTCTTGGCAATAGATTGCTTTTATCTTTGGAAAATTAGAGGTATCATCTACTTCTAAACTGAAAGACTTTCCTATGTTAGAAGCCAATTCATTCCAAATAACTTCCTCCCATAAGAAATACTTATTATTCAATTTATAATATTTCTTACCGGTCTTAGATTCTTTAGGAACACAGCTTTCTATCTTAATAGTTTGTTTCATTTTTGTCTATCCTCCCTTATAATCATATAATAAAAAATAGTAATGAATAGTATAATCGTGTATTGTAGGAATAATTCAAAGTTCATTTCAAATCCTCCGTAGTTAGGTTGAAGAACTCCATAATAAATTTATGTTTATTTCCATCACTTCTATGATACCATTTTATCGCTTCTGCTCTAAGTTCATCCTTATCTATAAAATCCGTTTTATCTATGGGATTCATAAACTCATCTAAAGTATCCAAATCATTTAGAGTTTTCATTTCTTAAGCTCCTGAGCAGGTTTAATTACTAAATCATGTTCTATTTCTTTCAATCTGAGAATAGTTTCTGCAACCCTATCAACGTAGTCAGAGAAGTTCTCGTCCTTCCGACCATAGTAAGCCTTTCTTAAATGATTCCATGAACTTAACCTAAACCTTAGCTGTTTATATTGTTTCATGTAAAAGTAATGTAAAAGGGGTTTATATATGTTTGTATTAATTCTTGTATTCCATAAATCCCTGATATAAAGAAATAGTATTGTCCGGGTCTCCACTAGCCCACTCCGCCGTTATTGTTACATCCATATTATTGGTTGTATTAATATTAGCCACGGATACCACCGTCGTAGTTGCCCCCGCTATATCCATGTCAATATGTACTGCCCGAGAGCCTGAGGCCCCTATTGTTCTTTGGGTTGCGTTAGCGTTTATGTGCCAGTGTGAGCCCACTGGTATCTTCTTTAATGCGGGGTTTAGTGTTGCGACAGTTGTCCCCCCTACCTTAATCCTAAGAGTCACCTGGTCCGCAGAGTTTGCACTATCTCCATTTGAGATTATCCCATCACAATGGAACTTGAATAGATTACCTTCACAGAGAGAGTTTGCGGGCATTGCCCCCGTCCACAGTGTGGTCTCTGTGGCCGTATCAGCCACTGTAACGGTACTTACTGCGACATCTGATGTTCTGTCTATTGACCTAGCTGTTTCGACGTTAGTTACGTATGTCTTGCAGCCATCGTATTCTATGCTCCCCGCTTGAGCTGGACTTAATAAAGTAGTTTCTGTAAGTTTTAATTTATTAAATATTCCCTCTTTAGAACTAATTACCTTTCGCACTGCGTAGTCATCCAGTATCCCTGCCGACTTGTGGCCTGTGCTGTGGCTCATTGAAGTATTTGGTATCTTTCGAATTAGAGGATTTCTCATTTATGGTGCCTCTTCAATTATATTAGAAATAATTTGACCTTGAATTGAGGTAATTAAATATTTGTCATTGGCAGTTGTTCGGTCTGCCTTTATTGCTGCGGCTACACTGTCATCTACAATAGCCAGTCTGCTCCCTGAATTAGTTGTGGTGTTGCCTTTGTTGTCGGTGTAATCATCTTGTAAAGGAACATCAATTATTAATCCATCTTCCACTACACCCCCCGCGTAATCTTGGGCTATTTCCTCGGAACTCAATACTTTATTCCACATCTTAACTTTACTTATTGATCCATCATAACTCCGATCAGTTCCCCCGTTTCTATTTCCTATTTTTACATCTTGAGTAGTTGTTATATTTGAAATTGTTTGAACACAATCCCCTATATTTTCAGATAATCCGTTTATATAATGAGTGGCTATTTGTGCTGAACTTAAGGTTAATAAAACGTGCGTCCACTTTCCATATGGAACCGTCCCAGTAGTACTAGCTATATTTGAGCCTCCATTCAGTTGAAAATTAACTAATTGCAAGCCCACATGATATTGAAAACCATTACTGCTCCCTGTTCCTGCGTCTGTCTTTACTAAAATCCTTCCCCCGGCGCTTTCCCCTATGCTTTTAGGGTTTACCCATGCCGAGATGGTTAAACCATTTGCCACACTGGGGATTATTTGATTCACATTATGTGCCAAAGTTACATAGTCATCTACCCCATCAAAAGAAGCCCCTTTGAATGCATGAATATTAGTGATGTTTGTTTCCACTGTTCCTGCTGCCATCTTATATCTCCTCTCTCCTGCACGGTAAGCCTTCCTCATGACGGCAAGTATGCAAATATGATTTAATGCTCTTAGATTGGCTCTTTGATTGAATAGCCTGAGATTTAGAGGAAACATCCTTCACTTTAATTATTATCTTCTCCCCTTTTTCATTAAGAGAATCTTGTTCAAGAATAAGTTTCAAATTAAGCCTCCTCAATATTTATCACAATTAATTGATTGTCTGCTTGGGTCATTAGCCATTTGTCATTAGCACCCGTTCTCATAGAAGCCACGGCTGTTTCAATATCTCCCTCGTTTAAGGGTAAGTCAATAATCTCACAAGTTACGTCTCCAGCTGCCATTTTAAGTTAAGGTTACTACCCCCCAACTAGTTGCCCCTGCTGTCCTTTCGACATCACAGACATTTAAAGTGTTTGTAGTAATATTGTAAATTATTGTTCCTTCTTCGGCTACAAGTAAATCTCTTTCAGTTGTAGAGTACTTTGGAATCACTAAGAACTTAGGTGTTAAAATCTCTCCACTCATTTCTTCTTCTCCTTTAAGACAGGCTTTTTAATAACTGGTTTCAATGATTTGATATAATCAATTGTTTCAGAATTATCCAAGAATATGTTTTTAGAATAATTTAACTTTCCCCTAGCCAATCTACCTTCAGCTGTCATAATTACTTCCTCGTGTTTGTGAGTTCACAAACTTCGTTAGGTGCTTGTAGTTGGAAAACTCCCCGTTCCCATGCTCGGATAGTTGTTGATTTCCCTTGATCTACAATTGTAACCACTGTCATTCCTTCAGCTTGTTTCCAAACCATCCCTTGTCTAGCCACTAGAACATAGGCAGAGTCACCAGTTGTTACTTCTGAGACCACAATAGTTAAGCCCAATATCTTTCCTACTTGTCCGTTTTGCATTACGCCACTTTCATAAGTTGGGTGGGTTAATACTTTAGAATTTGAAATTAAGTTTGTGTAATCAGTTCCATTAACCACTAAGTATCCATTGCCACTTAATGCGTTAATACCATCTTCTCTTAATGTTTGAATACAATCCAAGATATCTTTAATGGGGTCTCTGTTAGCACTTGTTGCTGAGTCCCATTCATTACCTGCTGCGATTGCCACTGTGTTCCCTCTGTCAGTATTAACAATTGCTTCGATAGCGGAATCTACTTGGTAAACAATCTTTCTCCCAAGCCTGTAAATCTTTCTTTGTAACATTGGAACAGTTGCATTTTGTTGAGCCTCTAAAGAAATAATGCTCTCCCCTGCATACTTTTGAATAATGCTTGAAACCTTAGTTTCTGAAACATCAAAGAATGGAAATGGAGCATATTGTGGAACTCCTTTAATTGGAGAGCCAGTTCCGCCGTCAGTTGAGTCGTCGTTTGTTTCTCTAAAATATGATTCTGTCCATGCACTTGATGTGTCTACTGCACAAAGTGATTTCCATTTCTCTTCAATCTTAACTACTGCTTTAACTGCTGTATCTATAAATTCCTTTCTTAAGTCAGCTTCTCGTTCGTTATCTGCCATTAGATAATACTCCCAACTCTTACTCTAATAACTTCACTAGCTCCCGCAGCTTCCAAAGCTTTACCAAAAGTAGTTCCTGTCAATAAATCCCCTGCAATTGAGGGTCTAAAAGTATTAGGTGTATTGTCTAAACATAAAACATCTCCAACAGAACAAGTTCCCCCGCCGTCTTTAATATCCCAAATCCCATCAATAGCTGCTGTAATTTCTACAATTCCGTCAGAAGCTGTTTTTTCTTCCCAAGCAATCCCTGCGAATTCTTCTGCGTCTGCTGAATGTGCTACGGCTGTGTTTGGGTCTGTTAATGCGAGAATAGTTCCAATTGCGATTCCTGTACCGTCTGCCACTGTGTATCTTGCGAACTTAGTGGGTGTCTCAATACAGATTGCTTCGTTTGCCATAGAAATAATCAAACTCTATTCTTTATATACTTATGGGTTAATCGGTATACCGAATAACTAAATAGAACTAATGTGTTTTTCATAACTAGAGATAGTAAATTCTAGTTCTTCGATATCATTTAAAGATTTAATTTGTGTGTCTTTAGCGTCTTTAAGAATCGCCTGAAGACGGGTAAGTCCTTCTTCCCATTCTTCCCTTTTCATAATTGGTCAATAGCCCGTTCTAACTGTGTACCTTTAAAGAACTCTTTAGCTGCTGCCTTCTTCTCATCTTCTGGGTCTACCACTGGGGCAGGTACGTTACCACTGGTTCTTCCGCCTAGCAAGTCCTCTGCTCTCATAGTTTCCTGTTTAGAAATAAGCGCTTCCATCCTGTCATTTTGTTCCTTCAGTTGTGAAACGCTATCTAAAGTTTTCTCATATAAGCTTTTCTCAAGTTCGGGTTGTTTTTCCTCGGTCATAAATTATCTTGTTTCCAAGATTATATATATCTTTCTATTCTTTTTCTAACTCTTCAAGAATAAGGGCTAGGTTTTCAACATTATCTGCTTGAGGATTAGCTGCAAGAACTAATAATTGGAGTTTAGCGGATTCCAGTTCTTGTTTAATCTTGATCAGTTCTGCAAATGCAGAATCCATCTTTTCAGGATTTAATAATAAATCAGGATTACTTGAAGAAAGTTGTTTTAAAGTTTGTTCTGCTGTGTCTAATTCTAAACCTAATGTTAAATAGTTCTGCATTACTAACTCAGGAGGATATCCATTTCTAGCCATTTCTATACCTTTAGCAATATATTCTCCTCTCTTACCCACTGCCGACTCAATACTAGAAGCTCTTGCGGAGGCTCTGCCAAGCCATTTCTGAGGCCCTATTGCCCCTAAAGTTATCCCAACTCCTGTGGATAGAATAGGATTTGCTTTTATGAAAGCTCCCATCTTAGAAAATATCCCTGCCTTAACTAGCTTAGAAGATTCGGCCACCTTAGACACTGCTACCTCAGTCTTACCTACTTTTAGAAGTCTTGAAGCTCCTGCAACTGCTCCGGCTCCAGGAAGTCCAACCCCCACTGGGTCCAAAGATTGAAATCCCCGATCTTCTCCGGTAAATGGGTCTCTTGCACTATCTCCTAAACCTAATGCGTCGGATATCTTTCGTAGTGTTGTTCTATCTGCCCCTGTGGGTACCCATGTTTGTTCTTCAGGAACCCCCGGCTCAGCAACTGTTGGCTCAGTAGTTGTAACCTGTTGGTTTAATAAATCAGAAACAGCTTGTTTTTTCTCTTCAGCCTTATCTTTTTCTGGTTTTCTTAAATCGCTTGATTCCACATAACCTACCGGTGTTGGTCTTGGAGCCCCTGCCTCTGCCAAACTTGCCAACTTATTCTGACTTAACCCGGCAAAAACTCTCCCATCTGCAAACTTAACCGCCTTCAATTCTCCAGTCTTATTTGCCCCTTCTCTGTAAACTGTGGGAGTTCCTACTTTTCTTTTGGGTTTCTTCTTCCTCGGGTCGGTTATTTTTTTAGATACTACGGCCATTTTAAAATATTAAAGTCTTCGCTCCTTTTTTATTATTAGGGAAATTGGGTTTAAGATTATATCTAACTGCCAGTTCTCCCGTGATATAAGTTAGAAGGAATATAAGAAGGGGTTTGAACATCATCCAATTCATGGGGACAGTGGCCCACACACTTACAAAATACATCCCAGTTAAGACCAAACCATTACGTAAGACCTTTAAACAGAAATTCAGTTCTTCTTTCATATTTTAGTGTCCCCCGGTTGTGTAGCTTGTGTTTGATTATTACTCTTGCCCTCTTGTTCTTGGACGTTGTCCTGTAAAGAAGCTTGTCTGTTGAATTCTACTTTTATTGCTAGCTGGTTCCAGAGATCATTCTCGAGGTCTTTGACCTCTCGAACATACGTGGGCTCGTGAGTTAAGACAACCATCTTCCCCCCGCTCTCGGGTATTCCGTCAGCGTCTCCCGCTAGAGTCTTTGGCGTACCTACTGCTTTATAGAATGCGTTCTCAGTGTATCGAATCCACTCTAAAAATTGAGCAATAGGTGGAAGTTGTAAGTCTGCAAAGGAAGCGTCCCCTGCCTTAACTGGTAGAATTAATAAGTTTCCATTATTTATAGCTTCTTTATAATCGGTCTTTAAATTTGCCAGTCTATTTGGATTGTCCTCTTCCACATATAATATACGTACGGTTGAACGGTGGGAGATTCTCCGCCAGTCCCTCATAGCTTCCTGTCTTGCGTCTATTAACCATTGGATAGACTCTACAACACTATCCCCGTGCGTGTTGTCTGCTACCCTATCATTAACTAGGTGGAATATTTCAGAGGGTAAGAAGTCCATTTCTTTCTTCCCGGTTAAATAAGAATATTTCTTAATAGTTCCATTCTTTCTAAAATAAACTTTTATACGTGCGGGGTCTAAAGGCTTTAAATTAATTAGTGTTCCTTTATTATTTCGTATTATTTCAGCAAAGGAGTCTCCATTAACTTTCTTCATTACTAGCATGTTCCAAAGAATAGCTGTGAAGCTGTCTTCTCCGGACCCAGTGATTCCCTCCAAACGTATTTTAGTTCTATCGTCAGTTTCATAACCTTGACCAAGAACCCATGTAGCGTAAACTTGGATAGCTTTCTTTAATTCAGGAATAGAACTATAATAGCCATACCACTTAGTAAAGGAGTCGAACATCTGGATAGTTTCTTTGTCTCCCCACACTCCATCAGTGCTTTTAGGGTCTACACTAAAGTCGTCCCTAGAGTTGTTTATGTCTGCCTGTGTTGTTTGGGTTATGTCTGTGTTCATTTTATAA